AAAAATAAAAATCTCAAAATTTATTCCTCACTTTCATATATTTGAATTTACAGTATCATTAGATGGAATTGAAGAAGAAAATAATTATATAAGACGCAGATCTAATTGGGAAACTATTGTTAGTAATATGCTCCATGTTGGTTTATATCCAAATGTAGAAATAAATATAAATGGAACTATATCTTTTTTATCTGTACTTAGATTTTATAAACTAATAGCTTGGGCTCGGAAAAGTGGAGATGATATAATAAATCAAATAAATTGGTCATGCATTAGAGGACCGGAAAAATTATGTGCTTATGTATTACCACAGAAACTTAAAGATAAACTTATTCCTATGTATGAGGGTTTTCCAGATATACAAAATGTTTTGAGAGAAGATAATCATGGTCATCATTATCAAGATACTTTAGATTACTTATTTCTGATAGATAAACGTTATGAAGGAAGTAAATGGGAAATGCATTTGTTTGATATCTATCCTGAGCTAGAAGAATTCTATAAACCAGAAAAAACACCAATTGGAATTCCAATTATAAATAATTTTGATAAATCTGAACTAGATATAATTGATTGGAATAATACGGTGGCACTATAATGAGTTCGTCAGAAGCAGCAATGAATAAACAGAAAGAAGACCAAGAAGCGCAAGAACTTGATATAGGTGAATTTAAATTAAAGATTAAACCTAGATGTTTAACTTTTAATCCGAAGTCTTATCATAAACCTGCTGCCTATACATCTGATGGCTTTATGCTTCCATGCTGTTGGCTAGACGATCCAAAGAATGACTTTGGTGTAGAATACTTTGGGTTGAAAGATGAACACCTTCGAGTAAAGAATGTTGAGAAGCTAGAAGATATATTTCAATCAGAGGAATGGGACTTTTTCTTTCATACATTACTGAATGACCAAAAACATGCAATGAAGCATTGTAAATATAAGTGTGGTAACTTAAGGAAAGATAATAATTTATACTTGACGGATACAATATAATGGCAAGATTTACAGAACTACAATCGACGGATCGAATAGCTGATTGGTATACACATAATGAAATATGGGGATCGCCCAACATTGATTCATCGCATAGATGTATCTTAAGGTGTCCCCAATGTCTTCGTCAAAAGAAAGAAGGTGGACCACGTATTAAGAGAGCATTTGATTTAGAGCCAAAAGAATTTCAAAAGCTATTAGATTACTATCAACATTGTATAACATTCTGTGGTCAAATATCAGACCCAATCTATAATCCCCATTTTATGGAATTCCTAAGAATGCTAAATGGCACTGGTCGTGGTGTAAGGATTGCTACTTGTGGTCAGTCTCACAAAGTCCATACTCAAGCTTGGTGGGAAGAAGCATTTACTTATGGTATGAATGAGTTTGCTTGGTACTTTGGTGTAGATGGAATAGACCAGAAGAGTGCATTGTATCGTATTGGTTCTAACTTTGATGAAGTATGGGATAAAATGCGATTAGGTAAATCAATGGGTGTAGCTATTGTTTGGCAATATATAGTGTTTGGTTATAATGAGCATGAAATTGAAAGGGCAAAAGAAATGGCAGAAGAGGAAGGCTTTACTTTATTGTTAGTTAAAACAAATAGAGGATTCGATGCTAAAGCAAGAAATATACGTGATAGTATGAAAGATATCTATAGTAATTTTCCAGCACCAAGTAAAGAAAACACTGTTAAGAAAATTAAGAATGAAGAATATTTTAATGTCACTAAAGAATTAGAGACTTGGAGAAATACAAGGAATACATAATGGAAATAACATATAATAATATAACGATACCTTTTTTCGACCCTGAAGAAACTAAAAATTTAGAGCATGTTACGCTTGCAGATAATGGTTTACCTAAACAAATTTTAGTATCATTATCTGGTGGATGTGATTCAGCCTCAGCATTCTATCTTTGCTTAACATATTTTCCAGATATTGAGTGGATACCATATACATGTAGAGATTTGAATGCTCCATTAGATGCAGATTCAGCTATTATGTTTGTTGAGAAATATCAAAAATTATTTCCACATGCTAACGTACAAGATATACAAGTATTCGAATTCGATGATAAAGATCCTAAACATATCCCTGAAGCTAGATATTGTATAGAACATTATGATAGATATAAAGACATGACTATTATTGGAATGGTGAAAATATTATTAATAGATAGAATTACAAGAGATCTTATGAATCAATATAATAAGCCTATGAGATTTGACGGTATGTCAAAAAATCCATCTGAAGAAGAAATGATAAAAGGTGGATTCTTAGATGTATCAGAACCAAGACGTACGCATGATGACAACTGGCCAACAATGTTTAGACAAATATATCAACCATTCATTAACGTTGATAAAAAGTTTATTGCTGCTATATATTTTGCGCATCCTTTTTTATTAAAAGAAATTTATCCACATACACGTTCATGTACTGGTACAGCATGGTGGACTGATAATTTTACAAGAGTATGTGCAAAATGTTTCTGGTGTCATGAAAGAAGATGGGCATTTGGCGAAGACTTATATCCAATGGAACATTTACCAGATGTACCTATGCCACCTGAAAATTACGATCCTAAAAAAACAGCATGAAAAAATTATTAATAGTTAGTGGTGATAGTTTTACCGATAGAAATTTTAGGTCAGGAGCTCACCCAGAAATGGATGTATCTTTTCCAATGTGGCCAGAGTTATTAGCAGAAAAATTAGATATGCGTCTTATTAATTTAGGAAGATCTGGTCAAGGTAATGAGTATATATATTCAGTATTACAAGATACAATCGAAAATATAGAGGATAAAGCTTCGATAGGTTTGGTTGTTGTTGGATGGTCACAATGTTTTAGACATGATTATCAAGAAGGCGGGATGCGAATGGGTTTATATAAAGGGTGGAGAGCTGAACGAGTAAACCCTGACCAAGGCGATATCTATAGTTGGATAAGAAAGAGTTTAAGAACTTATCAGAATTTAGTATATTTGTGTGAAAGGTATAACATCCCATATGTGCAAACTCAAATGATACTTTTATACAAAGATTATTTAATAGGATTACCTCCTGAAGATCATGAAATTGCGGCTAATCATCCTGTAGGTCTCAGACCTGCAGGTCCACTATATCAATATCCAGGTAATAGGAAACGAGCTGAAAAATCAATATTAAAACTTATAATGGAATATGATAAAGTTTTAAATGAAACAAATTTTATAGGTTGGCCAATGGCAAAAGCTCTTGGAGGATTTAATTTTCTTGCTGAATGTGGTGTTTGGCCAGAGAATAAATTTAAAGACAATAGTCCTAATATTATATCAAAACGTGATGGTCATCCTAATGCAAATGGACATAAACTAATAATGGAGTATATATATGACTGGTTGGGATAGAGAATATTTAGAAAATAAAGAAGAGTATTTAGAACTCTTTGATAGTGTAATGCAAAAAGAACAAGAAAGAAACATAGAATTTCTTGAGAAGAGTTTAAAAGAATTAACTGGTAGGAAGTTTGCAGTTGCTTGTGGTAGTGGAACTGATGCTTTAACTTTTTCTTTATTGAGTTTAAATCTTAAACCTGATGATGAAGTATTAGTGACTAGCTTCTCTTGGATATCATCAGCATCATGTGTATCATTAGCTGGTGCCACACCAGTATTTTGTGATGTAGATTTACATACATATCACATATCACTTGAAAGTATTGAAGAGATGGTGAGTGATAAAACAAAAGCAATTGTATATCCATTTCTATTTGGAAGTATATCTGACACTGCAGAAATACGAGAGTTCTGTAAGCAAAACAATATTGTCTTTATTGAAGATGCTTGTCAAGCATTAGGTTCTAATTACAATGGATGGATAGCAGGTAACATAGGAGATATTAGTACATTTAGTTTTAATGCTAATAAACAAGTTGCCGGTATTGCTGGAGGTGGTGCTATACTTACAGACAATAAAAAACAAGCGGTGTTATTTAGAAAATTAAGAAAGCATGGTGAACATGAAGTATTAGGATATAATTCTAAGATGCTTGGTATGAATGCTGAGTTTATTAATTTTAGATTACAGAAAATGGATAAGTGGAATTTCCAAAGACAAGTTATTGCTGAGAGATATGATGCTGTACTTAAAGATTTACCAGTTCATATACAAAAACCTGAGCCTGGATTATATCATACTTATCATAAATATGTTGTTAGGTTTGAGAGTCAAGAGTTAAGAGATACTATTAAAGAAAGAATAGAACAATCAGGAATACATTACCCTAAACCTATATGTGAACATCTAATGTATGAAAATATTATACATAGAAAAGATAATTGTCCAAATGCAAAACTAATAAGTGAAACTATATTAACATTACCAATGAATCCTTATTTAACAGATGAAGAAATAGATAACGTTAATAATATAATTTTATTATCAGTATGATAGAAGTAGTAAACAATATACTTGTTCAAATAGATGATGAAGGCAATATGGTCGAAATAGATGATGAAGCTTTACATACACTAGTTAATAATATGAAAGATGTAATAGATGATGTAATCTTTGATGAAAATTTAATTAAACCTATTGAACCTATATATCATTACATAATAGAAAAAATGTACACTATGCCAGAATATTCTAAATGGAATGATGTTCCATTTAAAGAGAAACCTAAAGAAAAATTATTAATAGCATTTAACAAATTTTTATATGATAAACTTAATAAACGTACAGAATAATTATTTAGCAATAGATTTCTTTCTATCGATGTCATGCAATAAGGATTGTCATTATTGTACGAGCTATACTTTGGAACAAAGGAACCTAACAGTTGATATGGAGTTCTTAAAGAGAACATTATATTATTTAAGAAACTATAAAACAAGATGTAACATACTTGGTGGTGAACCTGGATTAATAAAGAATTTACCTGAAGTTATTGAAGAAATTAAAAGTAATCCTAATCATGTATGTGAGGTATTATCTAACTCAACAGTAAGGAGAAGGTACCCAAAAGTATTAACAGATCCTGATATAATATATGTTGAGCATTTTATATTAGATTTTTATGAGCACGAGATATCTTTGTTAGGACCAAAGTCATATGACTTCCATGATGAAAATGAATTTAATAATTATAACTTAGTAATTAAGACACCTAACTTTGAGAAGTATAAGCATCTATATCCTGAAGCAATGAAAAAACTAGACCATAAGAATACCTTATGGAAAGAGTTCAATGGTAGAGCACCTAATTTTGCTGAGATACAATTAAATTCCCAAGCAGCTGAGATAGATAGGAAAATGTGTGCAGCATTTCCTATGGTACCTGTTATAAATTTTGAGAATCAAAACTTAGTACATTGTAGTAAAAAGTTTGCAAACAATGCTATCACCTCTAAAGAATTTGAAATAACTCAAGAGAATATAGATAAGATGATGAACTTTAGATTATTTAAATACGAAAACTATTGTAAAACTTGTATGGAATATGTACAACCGAAAGGACATTTTAATATTAAAAAATATGCGAGCATACTAAATGAATAAAAAAATAATGGGAGTAGCATTGAACCTACATGATCATAATACATATGATGGAGTATGGCATAACCAAAGAGAAAGACAAACACGATTCAAGCATAACCTACCTTACCATGTAGAAGCTTATGCTCATCAATCAGATATATTAAACCCTAATGATTATAGACTT